CGTGGCCTGAAGCTGTTGCTTGATGCATGATAGACGTGCCCGCCAAGCTGCTCACCCTGTGCGTGTGTGTGCTCACAGGGTGGTGGCTTTTCAAACAGTATGATTACAAGTGAGCCTTGCGCACCGGTGCACATGCCGGTGCGTCTTTGGAGATACGAACATGGTTTGTAAATGTTGTGGAGCAAACGCGGTACGCGTCACGGACGTGGTACACAGGCGCATCCAGTGTGCGCCCAGTCGTGAGTACCTGCGCCGCTGGGGTAAGCGAGTCGCAGACCCTGTGGTCGGCTCGTACCCGTGGACCGCACGTCGCCTCGTGTGTGACGCGTGCGGTATACAGTTCCGTACGATAGAAGTGCCGGTGGACCACGTACCACGGAGGTGGACGCGGAAGGTGTCGGAAGGAGAGGAGGAGGAATAGATAGTAGGTTATGCTACGTGTATGCATACGAAGCACATCGACCTAGACCTAGGCGTGGCCCCTGACTTCGAGGAGCGCGTGATATATCAGGTCGTATCTGATATGTTCGGGGTCGAGGTGTCGTTCGAGGGCACATCCGTGTGCATACGCGGAGACGCCCGCAACCTTACAGCGTGGATAGCCTTTCACATACTGCCCATGGAGGTAGTGGAGGCGTAGAGATGCCGATATACGAGTACGAGTGCGACGCCTGCGGGCACCGGTTCGAGGTGCTGGTGCGCGATCGCACAGCAAAGAGCGCGTGCCCCGAGTGCGCCAGTGATAAACTAAATCGTTTGATAAGTACCTGCGCGTTCGCCCTCAAAGGCGGGGGCTGGTACGCAGATGGGTACAGCAGTGCCCAAGGAGGGGGAGATGAACCCGTGGGATAGAGCAGAGATACGCGAGCGCGTGAAGCCTTGGGTACTAGATGGATACCTAACAGAGTACCAGCGTGAGGCATGGTCGTGGTCCGCTACGCGTGACGGGTCGTTCCTCTGGTGGGCATGCGGCGCAGGCAAGACACTCGGCGCACTGTTGTGGCTCGTGTCGCATAGTCGCAGGACACGCAAGGTGGTTGTTACGAAGGCTGCTACTAAGCGTCAGTGGAAAGCGCAGGGCGCACAGTACACGGACATGCAGATGCTGGTGCTCGACGGGCAAGGTGGCATGGACATACCACAAGAAACAGAATGCATAGTAATCTCGTGGGAGACACTCATGCATTGGTACCCGTACATCCTGACGTGGAAGGGCATGCGTCCGCTCGTCATCGTGTGGGACGAGATACACAAGGGCAAAGCTTGGAAACGCAAGGAGAAGATACTCGACGAGGACGGTGACATCCAGTGGGTGTGGCTGGAGAACCGTGCAGCGTACGCTGCTAAGTTGAGTCGCATAGCAAGCGCACGCCTTGGGCTTACAGCTACACCGATACGTGACAGGCGACGTGACCTGTGGGCACAGCTCGACCTCATTCAGCCCGAGCAGCACGGGACAAACTGGAACTGGGTGCACCGCTTCTGCGCAGCAAAGCAGGGCGAGTACGGTGGCATCGACACCACGGGCGAGAGCAATTGCGCACAACTTAAACATATACTTAGTCGCATAGTACACGCTGTGTCGTATGCGGAGATGGCTAGGAGCTTACCGCCCAAGCGTCGTCAGCTTGTGTACCTGTCTCCGAGTGAGCAGACGAAGCCCTCGGCGTTTCGAGACACACTGAAACGCGCAGCCAAGATGGGCAAGCAGCATCTGTTCGAGGCGAACCTGTCGGTCGCTGCATCGACCAAGCGCAAGTGGATCGCAGACTCAGTGATGAGCTGCGTTGAAGCTGGACAAAAGGTAGCGGTGTTCACAGGCAGACGCAAGGACTGCGACGCCCTCGCCAAACTTATTAAGACACGCGTAAAGAAACTTGGTGCTCCTGTGTGGCACGGCCATGGTGGTGACTCTGTTAAGTATCGCATGGAGCAGGTCGCACAGTACGCAGCAGCCAAAGGAGCAGGTGTTTTCGTAGGTACGACCGACGCTTTCGGTGAAGCCATCGACGGACTACAACACACCGACGCAGTGTACTTTGCTATGTTGCCATGGACACCGGGGCAGGTTACTCAGGCTGAGGGACGCTTCAGTAGGCACGGTTCAGACCGGCCAGTACTGTTGACCTACGTTGTATCTGAGGGTACTGTTGACGAGCATGTCGCAGATGTTTTGCTGGAGAAGTTGGAGGGTGTGTCGGGCGTGACAGGTGATGAGGATGCGACCGCACTGGCAGGGACACTTGCAGGTGATGGTCATGAGGATGAGATAATGGATTCGATTTTAGATTTGGCCGCACTGGCCGGGAGTTTATGATGGCAGCGAAGATGATGTTGACAGACGACATAGAGGAAATGCTAGACCAGATGGCAGACAAGCACGGTGCACGTACCGTCGTCTCCGCACTGGCGGAAGCAACAGGCGAAACCCTGCGTCACTTTGAAGAGAAGTTCGGGCTGGACGAGACAGCCGACACTTTTGAAGAAGAGATGATGTACTGGTACATGGGACACGGGCATGCGGGTGCGCGTGCCGAGAGATTACAAGAAGCAACTGATGTGTGGATGTGGGCACAGGCTGCGGCTGACGCATGAAACATCTCATAGATCCGGGCCCGTCTCGCAAGGGATGGCACCGGTTACAGAAGGTACTCACGTGCCCGCGTTTGTACGCGCTATCCTACCTGACCGACGCGCCGCCGGTCCGCAAGGGCGACCCGCCTGAGCCCCTCGTAAAAGGCTCGATGCTGCACGTCGCACTCGCACACCACTACGCCGACGGCATGGAGGAGTACGCGGACAAAGACCTGTACACTCCTACGGATGCGGTGCAGCAACTTATCGAGCTACAGCCCAACGACGAGCGTGCCGCATGGCAGCGCCACGCCAAGCAGGTGTGTGCTACGTATGCAGACTACAACATGCACTGGGGCAAGGAACGCTGGAAGCCCATGGGTATTGAAACAGAACTGATGGTAAACATCTTCGACGAGAAGATGAACCGCACGTACCTGTACACGCAACGTGTTGACCTCGCATGGCGGCACCCCATGACGGGTAAAGTGTGGTTCGTAGACCACAAGACGACTGCACGCTGGACACCCCAGACACTTAGTAAGTACTCGATGAACGGACAGTTCCTTGGGTACCAGATGATCGGGGAGAAGAAGTTCGGCGACGATTGGGGTGGCGTGCTGCTCAACGTCATCGAGTGGGGCAAGGGCGGAGGCTCGCCAACATTTAAGAGGATGCCGGTTGACCCAGCTCCGCACTCGGTTGAGCGGTTCCGCCAGTCCATTATTCGCGGGGAGCGTACGCTTCTGGAGTATGAAAACATGGAGCCCAAGGATTGGCCGGGGGCTCATCACGACGGTGCGTGCTGGCCGTATCGACAGTGCAAGTTCTATTCGACATGTCAGTGGGGAGGTAAATGATGAGTGATGAAGGTGTGTTTATTATTGTGTACGGAGGCGCGAAGTCAGGCAAGACGCTAGCGACAGTTCGTGCGTTTCCCGATGGGTTGTTCGTTACGCCGAAGGGTGGACTGACGTGCGCTCGGTGGATTGACTGGGAGCCCAAGGTTATCGAGACCGACGACAAGGGCTACGGCGTGCCGCAGATAACGGAGATGATCAAGCAGGCACAAGATAAGTATCCTGCTATTATCATCGACGACTTCAGCATCATCCTCCAGCAGGAGCTACAGCGATGCAAGAAGAGTCACGCAGGGTGGACAGCGTTCGACGTGTTCAACAATCGTGTGTATGCGTTGCGCGACGCTGCTCGCCTAGCCAAGTGCCACGTCGTACTGACGATGCACGAGCAGGCACCCAAGGAAGTTGGACAGGAGAACGAGAAGCGATGGGTCCGAGGTTGCCCCATGGTACCGGGCTGGCAGTTGCCCGAGAAGCTACCTACACACGCAGACATTGTAGCACGTGTAGTCTACGACGAGTCAGCGTTCGGTTGGCCATACCTGCTACAGACAGGGCCCGACAACCAGTACGTCACGGGAGACAGACTGGCAATCACGCCCGAGCGGTTTCCGCTGATC